AACATATCAGGCTGTCCAACCGGCATGAAATACATCATGGGACCATTTATATACGCACTACAAAAAGCCATGTACCAATGTGACGACGCCCACGATCAACCCGGTTCCGATCTTCACCTTTCCAATCTCCTAAATGACAGTATCGACCGTTTACGCTACGGGCCTAAACTAGCTATCGAAATTGACGGGAAATCATTTGATTCAACTCAATGGAAGCCAATATTAGCCGGCCTAGACCGCAATTTTTATCTAAATTTCCTATCGACCATACCTGATGCTAATCTGCACGTTAGTAGAAGTCTACTCGAAAAATGCATCAAGTACATTGATATAATAGGCCTGTCCCCTATGATAGGGTATGTGATAATGGGTACAGTAGCTTCAGGAAAGCCCAATACAACCCTAGGAAACACAATGCGTTCAGTCTTTTACGTGAGATACATATGTTCCCAAGCGTCTATTTATGAAGGTATAGACTACACACTCAAGTGCACCGGCGATGATATCCTCATCATCATGAATTCAGACAAGGTCAAAGAATTTATAAGACATGCTGATTATACATACAGTAGCCAGCCTAACTGCATGGGCCAAATCGCCAAAAAATTGAGAGTATGCCAAATTGACGAAGCAACCTACCTATCGATGAGGATAACAAATATACAAGGCCGCTTCTATTATATCAAAGATCCTGCGCGCTGCCTTTCCAATTCATTCCTATCCACCAAAATTACCCCCACTATGAAAAAGACTAGAGTAAATAACATAAAGCTCTGTATGGCAATGAGCCTTCATAAAACAGTGAGAGCATTTCCATACATCGATCAACTCATTCAAAATATCGATTACGGGGACATCAACGACAAGTTCTTCAACAAATGGCTAGAAAAGAAATGTAAGAATGACAAGGACTTCAGAAGACTACGCGACGTCGGCAATAGCACAGGCGTTTCCGATATCATACAGTCCAATCCGAGCGCGAAACGCGACTTCCACTCATGGTTGTGCAAAATCTACCACATCTCTGAACAGGACATCGCGACTAAGAATTACTCTAGCATCGTCTATAAATACCATCATCCGCGGACGATAGATATCGACATATACACCACCCCAGTACAAATTGAGGATTGTGAAACAATACAACAGCGAATAACCAAGTTTTTCGCCAACTTTAAAACATATAAGCAATATTACGTCACACGCGATATAGTTGGCCATAACAAATACCCCTATAAGCAAACTGGACCAGTCAAAATATACCTAGATGCGCCCCTTTTTTGGCAAGAGCACACCGAAGACGAAGAAGTACGTCCTTATTCATTCGCTCGTTTTAATGCGGAGAAACAAACCATCCTAGGTATTACAAATAGGGAGTGTAGACCCACTTACCACTTCTAAGTGGGTCTTTATTTAAAAATTTAACAACACAAATTACTATGATGTACGATTCAGATTCTTCTTTTGACTCATTTGGCACTTATGAATTTAACAGGCGTGACTCATTTGACTATGAAAGCGAACCCGAAATGACTTTCTTCATATACTCAGAACCTGTAGACACAACGCCTATCTTATCTCGCCGCGAAGCTACCAAAGCAGCTATTGATACTCATCTAAAGCACGTATTATTCAGGAGTCAATACAAATACACTGAAATAGCTTTGG